TAAAGCACTTACAAAATATCGTCAGCGTAGCCCAAATGCTGTGGAAGAAAGCTACTTATTCTTAGAACTAATACAGGATCAAAACGAATACAGATTGCCAGATGAAGTTATTACAGTTCGTCAAGTATTTCGTAGAGCTATTGGCTCAAGAAGTGGTATTGGCGCAGGCGGCACTTTATTTGAGCCGTTCAACTTAGCTTACACTAACACATATCTGATGTCAGGTAGTATGATGGGCGGTTTGGCAACTTATGATGCATTTGCTGGCTATCAAAAATTAGTCGGACGTATGTTTGGTAGTTACATTGAATTTTTATGGAAACCTACTAGCCATATTTTAGATATTTTACAACGTCCGTTTGCGCAAGGCGAGCAAATTTTAATACAAAGTTATAATTATCGTCCAGATTGGGTTTTATTACAAGATCCATATGCTAAACAATGGTTAAGAGACTATACACTTGGAACTTGCAAACAAATGTTAGGTCAGGCCCGTAGTAAATTTGGTTCTATTGCTGGTCCAGGGTCTCCGATCACATTAAATGGTACAGCTTTGATAGCCGAATCGAAAGAAATGATTGAAAGTTTGGAAAAAGAGCTTATCACTAACGAAGTTAATGGTAGTAACGCCTATTACTTTATAACTGGTTAAGAAAAATCTTGACCTTGTAATAAAACTGTTATATACTAGAGCTAACTTAGGGGGCTCTATGATTATAGGTGTGTGCGGTTTTATTGGTTCTGGCAAAGATACTATTGCCGATTATCTTACTAATTTCCACGGTTTTAGACGAGAGTCGTTTGCTAACAGCCTTAAAGATGCTGTCAGTATGGTATTTGGTTGGGACAGAACCATGCTAGAAGGCCGTACAAAACAAGCCCGAGAGTGGCGTGAACAAGTAGATCATTGGTGGGCACATCGATTAGACATGCCCGAACTTACTCCACGCTGGGTACTACAATACTGGGGAACTGAAGTTTGTCGTAAAGCATTTCACGACGATATATGGATTGCAAGTCTAGAAAATAAATTGCGTAATAGTAAGGATGACATTGTTATTTCAGATTGTCGATTTCCGAATGAAATTAAATCAATTAAAGATGCTGGCGGAATTGTTATTCGTGTAAAGCGCGGCCCTGAGCCCGAATGGTATAAAGATGCTGCAGATATGAATGCCGGAGATCGCTGTATGAACTACGCCTTGGCAAAAAGTCGTATGGCAAAACTTAATATTCATGCTAGTGAAACCGCATGGGTAGGCACCAAATTTGATTATGTGTTTGCTAATGATTCTAGTATAGACGATTTATATGCTCAAGTACAAACTCTTATAAGTCCGGAACAAGATCTCCCTGACGCCACCGAACATTCTCTTTATGTAGGACTCGAGCGCAGTTAGAACATACAGTTTTTAAGTTAGTGGAACGGCAGTTGTTTAAATCGCCGTCTACATGAAATACAGCAAATACTTCTTTATGCGGACTTTTAAATCCGCATTTATCGCATGAGTTTTTCATGCGATATCCTGAACGATACCAACGTGGCACTCCAGCAGCTGCTCCATGTTTAGAACAGACATTACACATACTTCTATAAAATGTTTTACCGTTTTTTTTATAATTAACGGCGGTTGGGCGTAATCCGCATCCACATAATGGTCTCATATTTTATTTAATTAAACCTGGCCTTTTCTAGACCTTTTCTGTGGGGTATAACTAGTGCATTTACTCAAAATGCTATAAATACATTACAGAACATGTTCACATGGAGATTCTAATATGGCCCAACTAAGTTCACCAGGCGTAAGCGTAACAGTAATCGACGAGAGTTTTTATACTCCCGGCGCTCCTGGCACAGTACCTTTGATTATCGTTGCTTCTCAAGCAAACAAACAGAATTCAGCTGGAACCGGCATTGCAGCAGGAACAATTCCAGCAAATGCAGGTCTAGTATACCTTTTAACAAGTCAGGCAGATTTAGGAAATACATTTGGTATTCCTTATTTCCAAACTGATGCAGAAAACAATCCAGTTAACGCTGGTGAACTGAACGAATACGGTCTACAAGCAGCCTATAGCTTTTTAGGTGTGAGCAATCGTGCATATGTAGTACGTGCAGATATCGACACTAAACAACTTGTTGGTACATCAGTAATACCAACAGGTGCTCCAGCAGATGGTACATATTGGTTTGATACTACTGATACATCGTTTGGTATTTTTGAATGGAACGCAAATCAAGCCACTGTAACTGGTGGCCAGACATTCACAGCACAAACAATTACTGTGATTACTAATACAAGTTTGTTAGTAGGCGGAATGGCGGGCAATGCTCCGTTAGCTAGTTTTGGATCAACAGGCAGTTATGCTCTAGTAGCAACAACAACTTTAAATAAATTATATTACAAGAAAGGTACAACTGATGGTGTTGTACAACCAGGTTGGGTTGAAGTTGGTGGTGCAAACTGGACAGCAAGTCGTCCAACTGCAATTAGTACAGCAACAAATCCAACATTAACAGCAACAGGAACAAGTATTTCTGCGGCTCGAATCGGTGATGGTACAGCAAGCCCAGGAGCTGGTACTATATTAACTGTTACTGGTACTGTTACTGGCGGAACTTTACAAGCAGGCGAAGTTTTAACGGGTGGCACAGTTGCTGCTGGTACAGAAATTACAGCAGTTAACACAGCAACATTTACTGGTACTATTAGTACAACAACTTTAAATATTAGTTCATTAACTAGTGGAACAATCAGTGTTGGTATGGCAATTACAGGAACTAGTGTAACAGCTGGAACATACATTGTTTCAGGTAGCGGCACAACTTGGACTTTGAACCAATCAGCAACAGGTACTCCTACAACAGGTACAAGTTATACAGTCAGCACAAGCCAATTAGTAACAACTACTGCAATGACTACAGGTGGCAGTGTATTGACTATCAATAATGGTTCAAGTACTGTAAACGTATCAGGCGTAAGCACAGTTGCAGCATTAGCAACAGCAATTAACTCAGTTGGCTTATCAGGTGTAACAGCAGGTGCAAGCGGTACAACATTGAACATTTATTCAACAGGTGCTACAGTAACATTATCAGGTACAGCAGCAACAATTCTTGGATTTAGTTCATTACCATATCTTGCTCCAATATACACAGCAGCTCCGCACTACAATGTGCCACAGTATCCTATCGGCGATCAACCTAGCTATGCTAACGGATATCCAACAGGTAGCGTATGGTGCAAAACAACTAATGTAAACTTAGGTGCAAATTTTGTTATTAAAGTTTGGCAAGCATCTACACAATCTTGGGTGCTTGTTCCTACACAATTGTTACCAAACAATGGTACAGCATTAGCAACACTTGACCCAACTGGCGGTGGCATTAACCTTGCAATGAACGCAACTTATGTTAAATTTAATGATAGCGAAGTTACTTCAAACACACTAGCAGATTTTAAAATTTATTATCGTACAGCGGCTGGAACAACTACTATTACAAGTAGTCCAATTACATCAAGTACATTTACAGCAAGTACATCTTATAATTTTACAATTTCAGAAACTACATTAAGTAAAGGTGCAGCAGATGCAGATGGATGGTATCACTATTTGACTACTCCTGTAACTGTATCATTTACAGGTTTAGGTATTGCTACAAACGATGCTCAAAATTTAACAGCAGCCATCCAAGCAGCTCTAGTTGGACAAAGTGCTGTGTCTGTATCATTAAACAGCAATAACACTATCACAATAACACATAACCAAGGTGGTGATATTGTGTTTGTTGACGGCGCTAGTACAGCAGCTACACTAAGCAAAATATTTTCAGCTGGTTCAACTACTAACTATTATTCAAACCCAACTGGCACAGGAACAATTGCTACACTATGGGGAACAATGATGGGTAACTCTGCATTTGCCACACCAAGTGCTACTCCATTAACAACTACTCCCGCAAATGGTACATATTGGTATGATAACTACTTAGGCGATGTTGATATTATGGTCAACAACGGAACTAGCTGGGTTGGATATCGTAGTTTAGACGTCACTGTTGGCAGCACAATTATCAAAGGCGGTAAATCAATTAATAATCCGTTAGGTACACAAGGTACTACAGATATTAATGGTCCTATCATTAGTGCTACACAACCTACTACACAAAGTACAGGTGGTGCATTAGCCAACGGCGATTTATGGATTTATACAGGCGATATTGAAAATTATCCTATCGTATACAAGTGGAACTTTACAACTCAAGCATGGGTATTAGTTAATAATCAAGACCATACTGATAGTAACGGTATTGTGTTTGCTGATGCACGTTGGAGTGATAATAGTACTAACGGATCACTAGGTTTACCATATGTTGGTGCAGGCGCTCCAGATACAATTGCTAGTTTATTAACCAGCAACTTTGTAGACTTTGATTGCCCAAGCCCAGCATTGTATCCAAAAGGTACATTATTGTTTAATACACGTCGTAGCTCATTCAATGTTAAAAAATATGTGTCGGGTTATATAAACACAGCATCTGGACAAAATAGTTTATTAGGTAATGCATCGATGGCATACTACTATCCAGATCGTTGGGTAAGTGCAGCTCCAAATGATTCATTTGGTGTAGGACAATTTGGACGTAAAGCTCAACGTGCTGTAGTATTGCAAGCACTAGAAGCTACAATTCAAAGCAATCAAAATATTCGTCAACCTGATACAGTAATTTTCAACTTATTAAGTTGCCCTGGATATTTAGAAACAGTTAGCTCGTTAGTTGGTCTAAATACAGACAATGGAACAAGCGCATTTATTATTGCAGATGCTCCAGCACGTTTGAATCCAAGTGCTACTACATTAAGCAACTGGGGTAATAATGCAGCAGGTGCTACAATCGACGGCGATGTTGGCCTAATTGAAAATAGTTCTTATAGTGCTGTTTACTATCCATGGGCTGAAACACAAGATTTGCATGGTAACAACATTGTTGTTCCTCCAAGCCATATCATGTTACGTACAATTGCCTTAAGTGACAATGTAAGTTATCCATGGTTTGCACCAGCTGGTGTACGTCGCGGTGGCGTAACTAATGCAAGTAGTGTTGGTTATGTTGTAGGCGACACTGGTCAATATTATACAGTAGCATTGAACCAAGGTCAGCGTGATACACTAGCAGCAATACATGTTAATCCAATTACATACATTGCTGGTACAGGACTAGTTGCTTATGGACAATACACACGTCAATTGGCAGCAAGTAGTTTAGATCGTATTAACGTTGCACGTTTGGTAATTTATCTACGTTATCAGTTAAATGTAATTGCTAAACCATTTATATTTGAACCAAATGATGCAATCACACGTAATGAGATCAAACAACAAATTGAAAAATTGATGCTTGATTTGACATCTAAGAGAGCGTTGTACGACTTCTTAGTTGTTTGTGATTCATCAAACAACACACCGGCCAGAATCGATGCAAGTGAACTACACGTCGATATAGCTATTGAACCAGTAAAAGCTGTGGAATTTATTTACATTCCATTGCGATTAGAGAACACTGGTGCAATTAAAGGTCTTGGCAAATAATTAGGAGAATATAAATGGCAATCGCAGCTCTATCAAATTTTACAGTACCACTAGCATCAGACCAGAGCGCAAGCTCGCAAGGTATGTTGATGCCAAAATTGAAGTATCGTTTTAGAATTACTTTTGAAAACTTTGGTGTCGGTGGTGCAACAGAACTAACAAAACAAGTTGCAGAAGCGGCTCGTCCAAGTGTTAAATTCGCAGATCAGAAAATTGAGATTTATAACTCAGTTATTCACTATGCTGGTAAACCAGCATGGGATCCTATTGCAATTAAATTGCGTGATGATGCATCTAACGTAGTTACTACACTAGTTGGCGCACAAAATCAACGACAATTTGATTTCTTTGAACAAAGTTCAGCAGCGGCAGCTGGTGATTATAAGTTTACAATGCGTATCGAAATTCTCGACGGCGCGAATGGTACAACTCAACCACAATCACTAGAAACATGGGAATGTTACGGTTGCTACTTAGTTTCAACAAACTATCAAGATTTAAAATACAGCGATCAAGGTCCTGTAATGATTGATCTTAGTATACAGTTTGATAATGCAGTACAAGTAACACCAGTTAATGCTTTAGGTTCACCTACAGCAGTTTACAAGTACACAGATAGTCCAGGCAACGGCGGCAACGCTTTAGGTTCTTAATTATTAAAACCCACTTCGGTGGGTTTTAATTTAACGTTTCATTAAATGCGTACTTTATTATTTCGATAAATATTGTTATGGCCTTTACTCCTCAATCAAATTTAACTTGGACAGGCGACCCTGGACTAGTAGCTGGCAATCTTGTAAATTTACGAGATTATCAACACGCGGCTAAACTGTTTAATGTAGATCAGTTTAGATTAGCACCTAAACATTCTTTTTTATTTCATGTATCATTTGGAATTAATACCAGAGCACTTTCTAATAGTCAACTAGTAAGTACGTACGGTCAGGAAATTAA